CCTACCAACACGTTTAAACTACCACCGCTTGCAATGCTGTTACCTGCGTTGACACCTGCGCGGAAGTTGCTTGTTCCTGCTGAAGCCGTGATTATATCTGCGCCATTAGCAAAGGTTACGTCTGCCGCAAAGTTTACAGCACCGTCTACGTCCACAACATCAAGGTTGGTAGTGCCGTTAACATCTATGGAGCCTTCAAGGTCAATGTCGCCACCAACGGTTAAATCATCGCCAACAACCAGATCATCAACTTTAGTGGTGCCTGCTAGATTTACATCTGTTAACAAGTCATAAACAACAGCGCCTGACCCCAGACCATCACCTGCAATTAATTTAACCTCTCCTGCAAGAATTGCTACGTTAGCCCCACTACCCTGCGTAAATGTAAGAGTTGCGGAGGTGGCGTTCTCCATAATATACATCTTAGATGAAGTATTTGGCAAAAGGCTTATGGTGCAAGCTTGCCCTCCTCCCGTAAGTTTTAGATACATATTTCTATCTGCATCTAAAGCTCCATCCTCTAGAGTAATATTATCAGTCGAAGCGTTCGCTATGGCTCTTGTTCCATAGCCAAAAGCCTGACCAATCATCTCAAGATTTGTATTGGTTTCTGATCCCCAAGTACCTGCGGAATCGCCTGTTGCAATTTCCTTAAGTCTTAGATTATTGACGTATGTTGCCATTTAAGCTACCTCTTCCCAGTTAGGGTTTTGACTATTGCTAATTATTGCGTAATTTGGAATTTGCCCTGTGTTGATTAAACTCCACACTTGAACTGATTGCGTTAACGCCTGTGCTTCAATACCTATAGCAGATATTACAGCTTGAGCGTCAGTAACAACAGTTCCTTGGCTTACAGTAGCACTAAACCCAGAAACTGATAAGTTGTTGTTTGTGATTAATGTCTCATCGCCTAACCCAAGAGTAGAAGCAACGGCTGAGACTCCAACAACGGCAAATGCTTGAACTGCTACAGTTCCAACGCCTGTTGTTGCTAAGTTGTTAGTAACAGCTACATCAGCATCAGCCTTTACGGTTTCGGAGCCAAGCGCACTTGTTCCTGCCACTCCAGTGACAACAACGGGTATTGGCTCACCCCAAGTAAGCTGTCCCCATCCACCTCTGCCAAAACCATTTACAATAGCCATTAGTTACTAGGCTATTCTAATAATTGCATTTGACGCATCGGCTGTTGGGAATTGTATTGTAAAATCTCCTGCTGTAGACGTTTTATCGCCACCAAACGCTAAAACACAAACTGCTTTGTCGCTGTTGGTGTCATTGTATATAAGGCAACCATTTGCAGTAACAGTGGCATTGCTAAAAGTTAAATCAGCAAAGTCAGTAAATGCAGTTGTTCCAGACGTTGTTGGGTTTACATTTGTTAACGCCGCGCCTGTAGCACTGTAGTTAGTTCCACTTGCTTCGTTTGTGCTAGAGTAAGCCGTTGTTGTTGCTCCCAGACTAGCCGAGCTTGTATATAAAGCTAACTTAAACGAGTTGCCGCCTGACGCTAAAAAGTTATGTGTTCCCTCCATTAGTTCTTTTTTGAACGAAGTACACATTGCCTGCGAAATTGCCATTATAATCTCCTAATAATTTCTGCTGTATCTGAATGTTGATTTTGTTCAAGTAACGCAATTAAAGTTGTTCTATCGCTTTTTATTGCCTGCTCCATATAGAACATTACAACCTTGTTTACTTGACCCTTAAATGCTTCTGCTTGATCTGCAATTGCAGGATGGCAATTTCCACCAACCGAAACAATTCTACTTGTTGCTCTTTCTGCCCAATGACTTGCATCAAGCCCTTTGTTTTCTGACGTAACAACAGTAACAACTCCTGTCTCAGCCGATCCTACTTCAATCAAAACTAGCTCCTTCCTTGACGTACTGCGCCAGACCTGTAGCTGTCTGTGGTTCCGTAACCCTCGCCAAGAGTCTTTAATCGACCAATAGCTTCAGCGTACTGAGCCATATACAGTTGCAACAACTCAGCATCCCCTTTGAGGAAAGTATATGATTCTACCAGACATCCATATAATAGTGCATTCTCAGCATTATCACCTAACCAACTTGTTCCTGAAGAAGCAACAGTAATAGACTCTGGCCTATAGAAGTAGTGTAACTCAACTGTAAAAGAGGCATTTGGCGTTGGGGCTACTATAATAGTGCTTTCGTTAAACACTGCGTAATATTTGGGAACGCCCGTAACTGTTGATACAGGGTAGGCTTCTCTAATAAAGTTAACGTCTTTGTTAAGCAGGTACTCATACCCGCTGTTATCAACCGCTAACGAATAAAGGCCTAAGTAGTCAGTTGGGGCCGAAAGGTACTCGTTATCAGCAGTTAAAGAACCTGTTACATTCTTTCTGAAGTCAGGAAGCTGTACTTCTTTTAAGATTCTTTCTTCAGCTTGCGTGACTATAGTTGGCAGGTTATCTACAAATGTAGGTTCTGTAGTCTCCAAATAATCCTGTATTGTTTCTTTTAATGTAGTGTATGTGAATGCCATTAGCCTATTACCACCTTAACTTCTCCTGCATTGCATTCTATATCTAACCCAACTGTGAAGCTACCTAGCTCAGTAACACCGCCACCAACAGGGTTAAACGCAAATAATATTCTACTTTCATCCAATGCTCTGTCAGGGCGTGGATTTCTTAATGCTTGATTATCAGTAAATGCAACCTTACCAAGCTGTAACTGTGGTTGATCTACATCCACAACATCTTTACCAACTAGCATGCCTGTTGGTCTTTGGTTCTCTATCTGCGGAACAAGGTCTGTTAGCTTGTAACGAAACCCTGTTCTATCGCAAAATCCAAAGGCTTTTTTACCTTTAGATGCTGTCAAAATCTATATCCTCCGGGAGTTACATGCAACGATGCTTTCTCTCTGTCTGCATCTGCGGCAAGGTTCCACTGCTCTTCATACTCAGCTTTGAGTAAAGGCGCTTTTTGATTTGATTCTGTGTACTTAACACTTAACTGATATGCAAGTCCTGCAACCAAACATGGGAGAAACCTTAAAGGAACATCCATATTATTTGAAGCAGGTGATCCTGTATCTTCAACTCTTTGCATAAAGTAATAAACAAGGGTGTATGTCTCGGTGCTGTCAGGAACAGGCCACAGGTTAACAGTTACAGAGCTTGGGTCTTTCTCAAGGAAAAACTGCAAAGGCTTGCCTTCTGTTAACTTGTTAGATAAATGCGCGTATTGGCTTATAGATATTCTGGTCAATGTTTGGTCAAACTGGTTACTGCTGTTTCCAGAGTCTGTCCTTACAAAGGCTTCAATGATATCAAGGACATCACCGCTTAAAGGATATGTTCCGTCACCGCCTGTTAAGGCTTGAGTTCCTTCTTGAACAGCCCAAAGGTTTAATCCTCTGTTTTGCCATTCAAGCATAAGAAGGTTAATGCTTCTTCTAGCAGTTCTATAATCATAACCGCTACGCAACTCTAACCCTGCTCGCTCAAATGCTTCTTCAATAGCATCGCCAAGGTCTAAGTTGAAGCTGTATGTTCCGCTAGTTGCCATCTTTATTTCCTTTTGGATTTAGCTCCAGAACACTTCCATCGTTTGCGAGACAAGTTATTAGGAGTATTAGGATCATTTTGTTTCTTTTTAGAAAGCCTTTTTTTTATACCAAGGCTTCTTGCACAGTAACTGTCTCCTTTAGATGTTCCTGCGCGAACTCTTGGCCCACCACCTTTGGCTTTACCTGCTTGCCCATAACTAACCTTTTTGCCTGACGAGGTTACTTTGACTTTTGCTTTGCCTTTTCTAGGTGTTGCCATGAATTAACCCTTCTTTGCTTTAGCCTTTGCTCTAGCTGACAAATCTTTTAAGTGAAACAATTTTACACTGGTTTTTGTGTGAGACTTGTTAGTATGCAAAGTGCCATCAGACATTTTGTGGTTAGAACCCTTATGCTCAGTGCCATCTTTTTTGTAATGCTTAACACCTTTCATTTAAAAATTCCTTATGCGTTATTTTTTAAGTTAACCTTTTCTTCTTCCATTTCTAGACCTATTCGCTTTTTTAGAAGAAACTCTTAAGTTGCTTGACGAATTGTTGCTAGTATTCCTGTCTTTATGATCAACATCCTTGTTATCGCCTTTTCTTACAAGGCCTTTCTTTTCCATTAGCTTTCTAGCTTTATTACGCTCCGCCCTGCGTTTTTTCTCTTCAGGTCTGGAGTGAAAGTTTGCATACTCTAGCTTATAGTTTCTAGCCATAAGATTTAATTACTTTCATAATAATACTATAAGTATCACCGCTAGAGTGTCCTACGGTTGTTAACATAACATCACCAGTTACTCCGCTACCTGCATTGTTAGGTATTCCAGAAAATCCAGAAAAATCCAACTGATCAGAGTAGTCAGCAATAAGATGCCACGCTAATACGTCTGTAGAGGCATCAAACAAGACTTTTACGCTCATACCTACAGTACTGTACCAGATATTGCTTATGTCTACCCTAGAGCAATCCTGACCCGTCATGGGGTCTTTGCTGAGAGCAGATACGTCAATTTTCTTGACTGCCGCTTCTCCAGAACCATCACTGACATTGGTAAACTTAAATGTGGCAAATTTAGCCCCATCTGTAATTGTTTGTGTTGCGACTGCATCAGCCATTATATTCTCCTAAAAATAAGGGGTGAAATTCACCCCTCAATATTAACACACTAAACTGCGTATTAAGCTATGGTTGCAATTGGAGTTGAAAGAACAGTTGTCATCCATTTGGAGTTAGTTCCATCATCTGATACACAAGTTACAGAAACTCTAGCGTTTAGAACGGTTGAGTTTACTAGCGTCAAGGTATCTCCTGCTACATCACTTACTGCGTTAGCCGCTGTTCCTGCAACCAATGAAACCATGCCTTGGAAAGCTGATACAGCAGAACCGGGAAGTACAAACGTAGTTGTGGTACTGCCGCCTACAGCAACGGTCAGTTGAAACTCATAATGAACGCCAACATTCTCAGTTGAGAGAGCAGGCATATTAACAACATTGTTTGCTGTTCCGTTAATCAAGAACAGAGTTCCAGACTGAGCGGCAGTTAGAGTTTGTGTCAAAGCACCTGCGGCGTTAAAGTCAGTGTTAATAGACTTTTTGCCAGTGATAGACTGAGTGACGGCAAGAGTTCCACCAACACTAGCATTATTGCTATAGGTAGAATTAGTTGTTACAGCACCTGTATCGCTGTTTTTAGAAATATCTGAAAAACCATTTTCGGAGCGAACCGCTCCAGTATAAGTTGTAGTACCCATGTCAATCTCCTGTCAGGGTTAGTCTGCTGTTAAGCAGTCAGGGATAGTTAATAATAATTTATTACAAATAAAAAAGGGGGTTTTTACACCCCCTT